AATACTATATCTCCACCTCCAGCGTCTAAAGATATATCACCTACAACATCTAATACGAAATCACCTGAATTGTTTGCTAGCCCACTTGCTGTAGTTGAAATTATCTTTGTACCATCATGGTATAAATCAACAGCACCATCATTGGTAGCTTCAAGCATTATCTCACCATCAGTTTTTTCTAATCTAACAGTTTGTCCTTGAAGTTTTAAATTTCCTGAACCACCACTTTCTGAAATATAAGAATTAGTACCATCAGAATATATTTCTAAATCATTTGCCGATCCAAATTTAGCCTTTGCATTAGTTGCAAATTCTAAAGCATTGTCAGATTCGTCAAATACTATATTAGCTGCTGCTCCTTGTAGTGTGAGATCATTATCAATAGTTAGAGCGCCTGTTAAGGTAGCTCCTGATAATGCTGTAACAACTTGTGAAGTTGTAGGCACAGAACCTGTCATTTGATCAAAGCAATTGTTTACTTCATCAGAACCATCTACATAAACTTGAGCATCAAAACCAGATGCAAGAGTTACTGTCGCTGCTCCTGAACCTGCTGTTAGTATTAACGATTGGTCAGTGTTGTTTCTTATTACATATACCTTTTCAATGTTAGGAAGTGTTACCGTACACGTGCCCCCTGGAGAACCTGTATAGTTAATGACACGTTGTCTTCCTTCCTCATCTGCATAAGATGTAGGTTGTGTAGTAAATGTCGCTGTATGTGATGTAGAGCTTAACGCAACAGACATATAACCGTCAGTAGAATCTTCCATTCTATTCCAGTTATCATTAGTCTGTCCACCCCAGGTGTTATCATTTTCACCTGTGGTCATTAACCTCAAGCCTAGATTAGACCAGTTCGATGCCATAATTTAACTCCTTACGCTATTCTTAAAATCGCATTTGAATTATCATTAGTAGGCCATTGTATTTCAAATGTACCACCTGATACAGAATAGTCTGCGCCAAAATCAATAACCATAACTGCTGGATCACCAGAAGCCGAGTCATTATAAATTATACAACCTCTTGTAGTAAATGTAGCTGATGTCCATTGTGCGTTAGCAGAAAATGTCAAGTGAGCTGTTGTGCTAGTAGATGAAGGTGTAGTATTCGTTAGAGTATAACCACCTGTTGTGTATCCATTACCATTAGCAAGCTCATCTGAGTTACCAGTTACAGTTGTGTAAGAAGTTGTGGCAGCACCATAAGTACCTGATTGCGAAGCGTTTGCTTTAATAAGAGCCACTTTAAAAGTATTTCCAGAACTGTTTGTAAAGTTGTGGACAGCTTTTAAAATCTCAACTTTAAAACTAGTTGCTATTGCTGATGTAATTGCCATTTAGATTCTCCTTTAATTAGTATCTATTTTTTGTTGTTCTTTGCATTTCGTTTAATTCTCCCTGCATTAGGGTAGAATTTCGCATTTTTACTTGCTCTTCAGTAGCCAGTGTTTGAACAGCTCTTTCGTATAATTGCTGCCATCTTTGCATTTGTCCCTGATCAACTTTCATAAAGTTGCCTGACTCTAATAAACAAGCATATAGTAAAGCATCTCCACAATAATCTCCTAAATAGGTATTTGTTTGTGACGATGAAAGACCTGTTGGTTGTATATTATAACTGATCTCAATGGTTTTGTCAACCGAGGGAGTCGGAGCAAATAAAAAATTCATGTGTCTATTACTAGACGTGTAGCTTTTATTAGTCTTACTAAAAGCCCAATATGCTGGATCGTCACCTGATGTGGTAGCGGGGGCACGCCAATACTCTCGTATAAACGATTCGTCCTTTTCGTATACCCAGTCACCATTCTGTGTTCTGACCCATCTAACATATATTAAATCTTGAGGAACTGCTGTAGTATTGCTATTAGCTGATATTGTCAAAGTGGTAGTAAATTGAGCATTAGTGAAATCTATCTCTCGATACATTCTTTCTTCTGCTAATCCCACAATCACATCAATAGGCGCAATACCAGATCCTGTTGCTGTAGTTAATTCAGTAGAATCATTCTCTGTAAAATCTATAATAGCTTGTTTAAGTTGTACGTATGTAAACTGCATTTATGAACCCCATCTTCCTTGACCCCAAGGATTTAATCCGTATCCTGGGAATGCTGCAGTTATTGTACCACGTTCTGCTGTAGAAGACAACCCTGTTACGTTAACTTGTGCATTTAATATTAGTGTACCCTGTTGTGAAGTTGCTTGTATTCCAGGAGGTACTTCTACTGAATTAAAGCTAAACCCTAAACCACCGTGAGCAGATGTAGCGCTTAGACCTGTTACTTCTTCTGTGAAGTTGAGTGTTACATTAGCAATTCCTTCTGAAGCAGTTAATGGAAGTCCAGTTACTTGAGCAATTACTGCAAAGTCAGCATCACCTTGTTGTGACGTAGCTTGTATACCACTAGGGAATGCTTGCTGCGCTATGAAGAAACCAATTGTTCCTTGTTGTGATGTAGCTTCTATGCCTATAGCTTCTTCTGCCAGAGCTAATGTTGTTGTTCCTTGAGATGTTGTAGCTTCTTGTCCAGGTGGAACTTCTGTTAATGGTATTGCTGTAGTTCCTTGCTGTGAATTTAATTGAGTACCTAATGGATGTGCTACTGCACCAAGATTAGCTGTACCTTGTTGGGTAGTAGCAGATTGTCCTGTTATATTTTCAAGACTGCTAAGTACTAACGTTCCTTGATTTGCTGTTATTTCAATACCAGTTGGTTGCTCAGCTAAATTAAATGAAACAGTTCCTTGTGAAGTTGTCGCATGTTGAGATGGTGGCACTTCTGTAAGATTAAAGAATAATCCTGTAGTCCCATGACCTGAAGTCATTTGAATACCAGTTGGTTGATCTGCAGTGTTTATTTGATTAGGTGTTAATGTAAAGGCCGATGTTGCAGCTAGTCCTGTAACAGGAGTATCAAGAAGAGATAGTCCTATATCATTGACTCTAGGTGTTGGTGCTGAAATTTGTCCAGACCACTTTCCATACAAAGGACCTAACTGAACTGTAACAGTTTGATTAGCTCCATCGTTATCAGGTCTTGGATTTTTTAAAGTATCCGTTCCACCTAATTTTAAATATTTTTGTGGATCTAGTTGAGGTTGTTTCTCAGTATAATCCCCTTTATATACACGTCTTCCGTCCCATTGAGTACGAGCGTCTTTGTATTTGATCTTACGACCAAATATGTCGTCCATTAAGACTGCATGTTTTCCTCGTGTATATCTTGCCATAATTTTTTAAATGTAAGGAATAGAAGGCTGTACTACAAATGCTGCTCTTTCTCTATCTTCAGATCTAGCTTTTTCCCATTCCTCATTATATATAGCTGTAAGCTCTTGCCTTCGTTGTATATCTACAGACCCAGGCATTTTGTTAGCTAGTTCTACAGTTAAGCCACTTATTAAAGGAGGTAAAAATCTTTTTGGTATTTGTACATTTTGTGTATAATCTACATAAGGACCACCAACAGTTGCTTGACCGCTTGCTGTATCTGTCCATCCTACATCGTCAGGATATTTTATTAACCACGCTTTAAATACATACGCACTTATAGTTTGTCCACCACTAACATAAGTCTTGTCAGGTACAGGCCATAAATAAACTTTATGTGTAGCTTGTCCTGCAGAATTGTATTGAGCATTTCTTTCTACAGCGTATTGTATAGGTTTACCTTTACTTGCTTTGTTAGGTATATCTAAATAATCAGCAAAACTAATTCTTTCAAGAGGCACATCTCCGATGTCTGTGCCGCTAGTATCTCCTACTGAAGCATCTAAAACATCTGAATATTTACTAGAAGAAAAAGTGATATGATCTTGATCATTGGTCATTCTAGTATCTTCTAGATCTAAAGTAAATAAGTTTACCCCATCGTTCATCCATTTAATTAATAATAAATTTAATGAACGTCTAGCAGTTACTAAATCATATCCACCTTTTGATGCATCACCAAGTCTTTCATAAGCTTCTTGGATTACAGTATCCAGTGATAAATTAAAATTATGGGTACCTGAAGTAGCCATATGTCCTCCTTACATTATTGTTCTAGCAATGAGGTAACACATTTGAGCAAATACAGTACCTCCTACAATCCAAATAAATTTGGAAAGTCTATCAATATCCGAAGCCATGTGCTCCAAGTGATTGTCTTTTATTTGAGATACCTTCTCATGTATTAATTTTAGTTCACCTTTTATTTCTATAATAGCTTCTTTATTTGTTTGTTCAGTAGCCATAGTTAATTCCAGAATACTGTAGCTTCTGAAGCTGTCCCTGTGACTGCTACAAAAATATTTTCTTTTATTACTTTTCCTTCAGGTGGTATATTAATATGTGTACTAGTATTTGCTGTTGCAGATATTTTTAATATCTTAGTTCCACTAGCAGATTGTCCATCATATACGATTGCTGTTGCTGTGTCACTTCCTGCTGTTAATAAAAGAGCTAAAAATCTTTGTCTATGTGCTGTTGTATTTTGTCCATCACTAGTAGCACTAGTACCTGTTGCACCTGTTGCTATGTTGGTCGAATTACTATCGCCTTGGAATGAAATTCCCATATATGTTGTCCTCCTAAAAAGAGGAGGCCGAAGCCTCCCCTGTTATTTATCTATTAAGATACGTTAGCGTTTTGAATATAACTTACTACAAAATATAACTCACCAGCAGTTGCATCGCCAGTTGTCATGTTTGCGTAAATTTCAACATCACTAGTTCCAACATTAATCCATCTTGCAGCGGCTGCAGGAAGTCCTAATGCAACTGTTGCAGTTGCAGATATAGCTAAGCCATCTACAAAGAAATCTCCATCAGCTGAAGTACCAATATCTAAAACTGTACTTGATCCGTTTGAGTTTGTGAATAATTCGTTTACATAAACTTCCATTCCAAAGATAAGAGAGTTTGCAGGTATAACTACGCCTACTGATGCAGTTGATGTGTCATCATGAGAAATTTTTGAAGAAACTTGTGTTGTTAACACAGTACCTACGTTTTTCATTTTGCCATTAGCGGCTGTACCTGTTGTGTTTAAAGTTGGTCCTGCTTTAATTGGACCTGAAAAAGTTGTTGTTGCCATTTTTAATCCTTCTGGGAATATAGTCCCAATTTATTTTCTTACTGTCTCTATAAAGTCT